AGTAGCCCCATCTGCACCAGTAGCACCAATTGAACCAATCCCGGTTGCCCCTATAGGACCCTGTTCACCCTGTGGTCCTTGAACACCTTGAATACCTTGTGGTCCTTGTGGTCCTTGCGGTCCAGTTGCTCCAATTTCACCAACACCAGTAGCACCGGTTAGACCTTGTGGTCCTTGGATACCAGTGGCACCAATTCCTCCAGCACCAGTGGCACCAATTGGTCCTTGCGGTCCTTGCGGTCCAGTTGCTCCAATTCCACCAGCACCAGTGGCCCCAGTTAAACCCGTAGCACCAGTAGCTCCAGTTTCTCCCTTATCACCAGTTACAACAAATGAAACAATTACTTCTTCATCCATAGTAAACGGTGAAGATGCTGTAGATGCAATTGGAACTACGTCTATTTCCCACCATCCGGTATTATCAGTAAGATCACTTATTTGAAATAATATAAATTCTGTTGCATCAGCAGAAGAGCTAATTCTAACATGCCCTTTTGGTATTGATGTTGATGCATCTATTGTTTGTAAGAATGTTGAAATATCTCCACCACCAGTATATGCCGTATCGTTGATAGACATTATAGTAGAGGTATTTTGTGTTGCATTATTTAATGACACATACCCAAACCCAGGATCTGCTACAGATGTAACAGTATTAAAGTCATATGTAAATGAAGCTCCGCCAAAAGTACCATCTGCACCAGTAGCACCAGTAAGACCAGTAGCACCTGGAGGCCCATCAACACCTGGAGGCCCTTGCGGACCATTACCACCTATTTCTCCCTGTGGTCCCTGTGGTCCCTGTGGTCCATCAACACCAGTAGCTCCAGTTTCACCTATGCCAGTAGCACCAATAGGTCCTTGGGGTCCTTGAACACCAGTGGCTCCAGTTGGACCTTGGACACCAGTAGCCCCAAACCCGGTAGCTCCAACTGGCCCAGTAGCACCAGCTGGTCCTTGTGGCCCAGTGGCACCAGTATCTCCAGTTAACCCAGCTGCAGCAGGTGATATGTTTATCCAATTACTTCCATTCCATTGTAAGATATCGGAATTTGATGGTGAAGGTGCATTAACATTAGAAAGCATACTTATAGTAGGAGATCCACTGTTAAGGTTAGCTAAATCTACTTCACTTTCATCAAAATTATAAACTACATTATTATTAACCCCATCTAAATTAGCGGTTAGCGGAGTTCCTGTTGTATTAGTAGCAGTTAATCCTCTAAAAGTTAGTGTAGTGCCGGACATACCAGCAAAAAGATTATTACCACCAACCCCAATATTAGTACCTTGGTTAACTTCACCGCTTGCACCTGTGTTTATAAGCTTTATAGAGTTTGTCGTGGTATCATATTGTAAACTCATACCAGGACCTGCAATTAATCTAAATGTGTCATTAGGTGTTGTTGAAAAAAGAGTCCCATCATCGGTTGTTTGAAAAGACCCTGTTGCTCCAGTATAGTTAAGTACAACTTTACCAAACCCTGGGCTAGCTCCTACTGTAATATCTCCGGATCCAATACCTCCAATGATATCCCATTCATTTTGATCAAATACACCTCTCGTGGTTCTCTTATTAGCTCTCCACCAAACTAAAGCTTCTGATGATACACTTGTACCGCCAGTAGGTTCAATGACCTCTACTGGGTGATATACAATATGACCTTCTTCATAAGTTCTATCGTCAACCCACGGGTTTGCTACTGCTTTAAAATTCTCATCTACTTCACCGTTAAAAAGTTCTCTTTTAACTTCTGTTCTATAGATGATATATTCTTTTAAATTGAATGCCATTTACTTTAGTCTTTTTTTATTTATTCTGGCGGTTCATTAATAATGTTAGCATCATCATAAGGAAATTCTGCTACATTATTATTAGAAGTTAACGCTAATCTTAGTTGGTTGAGATACCATGTACCTTCCGACCAACCAGGCTCGGCATAACACGGTGAATAAATCCCAGTTTTATATATCCTATAAATTTCATTATAGTACTTCCTATAGTCCTGTACTGCTTTATCAATGAAAGCTTTTTGTCTCTTAGTTAAAACTGCTCTTTGTGTATTTCTCTGTAAATCAAAGTCTGAACCTGTAGTAAGTCTAAAGTCACCTGTTAAATCAGAGGCTCTGTATTCTGTAATAAAGTCATACAAATCACTAGCGGCTAAAAATAACTCAATTGAAACTATGTCACCAACAAAACAGTTATCAAAAGGAATGTAATGCTCCTGGTAAAAAGCATTCAATTCCTCTACACTGTTAAAGTCAGTGAATTCTGTTTTTTGACTAGCCTCATCATAAAAGCCTAGTCTAGTCTTTGACATATTGATCCTATTCTTCTTTAAGTAAACAAAAAAGTCTAGGGTTAATTTAAAAGTTAATGCTTCAACGACCAAGAGGACATACTATTTTTTGTATATATTCAGCCCTTTATAGAATGGTAGTCGTTTATAAGTTTAGAAATATTTCCGTGTGTGATGTTGCATCTATCAAAGATTACTAAATGATCCATGTCTCGGTAATCATCAATCCAATATACATGTTTAAATCCAGCATTTACTAGGATCTTTGTACACATCTTACATGGGGAGAGGGTAAGCAGAATGATATAGTTTTCAGGATCATATTCCTTAAACTTAGCAATCATATTTACCTCAGCATGGATAAACCCACTTTCACCAGGTGTGAGAGACTCTTCTTCTGTTCCTGTTACATCATTAATGCCAGCTCCGCTATAAGATCCATTATAACCAAAGCTAGCAATTTTACTAAAGTCTTTTCTTAATGCCATACACCCAACCTTTGTTGTGGATGAATTAGATAAATTCCTAATACTCTTAAGAATATCAGTAAATGCTTCTATCTTTATTTGAAGTCGTCGAATTTTGGTATCCATTTCTGCTTAATTAGAGTGGCGTCCATTTTAATGTCTTTATTCTCTCTTGCCAACCTTTTTGCAATATTGACATTTTCCTTATCATCATCAAAGAAGGTAAAGTTTCTAAAGCCCATTTGGACAAATTTCATAAAGGCTTCTTTTTTCTTTTGGGCAGTAGATCCAGTAAAACCTAGATTAGGATCATTAATAGCAAATATGTAATCTGGGTTAATGTTAATTCCATGATGAGATAAGAAATCATAGATGAGGTCAGCACTATCCCTTGCTGTGATAATACCTACTGGCTTACCTTTTGCTATTGTTCTTTTTAAAATATTGAACACCCATTCAATAATCATACCACCTTTAAGTATATTAGGATTTTGAAAATCAGAAAAATCCATCTTATCATTAGGCCTCTGCTGAAATGTATTGAATTCTTGTGGTGTAAGCTCTGTAGAAAAACCGGTTTTAGGATTATGAACTTTAATCTTGCTCTTAGTTACAACAAGAGTATCATCAACATCAAATATAGTGATGTCTTTATTGTTCATATATCCTTCATATAGTTTCATACAATATATTTATTAGTGCGTAAGTGTTCTCCCACCAGAGGTGAGATATGGTATAGACCGGTTAACAGTCTCTACCATTCTCGTATATGTGTTTCACTACCGGGAAGCGGAGCGAATAACCACCCATCTGATTTTGCGATTCCTCAAAGTATTGAACAGTTACAGTCTTACCGATGAGTTCATCATGGCGAGTAAGATAGTATTCTCGTTGTTCTTTAGAGAACCCAGATCCTACTGATACCCGGTACCCTTTATGTTCAATAATGATATTACTTAGACCTTCCTTTTCAATCTGTTGACCGTTTTCAGTCCATCTCATGGTGCCGTTAGCACATTCCAATACCGTGTATTCAGCATCATGGAATTTCTTAACCTTCAGTAGGTTGTGGCTTCTCTTACCTTCATAACCGATATCCTTACGAACCATGATACCTTCAAACCCAGCCTCTTCGGCTTCTTTGACCATTTCGGTAAACTGTTCTTCGGTAGTCAATTGAACCTGTGGTAAGAATTCCAACATATCAGAGTTAATATTTTCTGGTAGGCGGTCATATCCGTTGCGGAGTCTTTCAGTAAGAGGTGTGGTACCAACCTTATCATCAAATTCATCTAAGGTTAAGTAATCAAATACAAAGAACTTAGGATTTTCAATTTGATGATTCTTCTTTCGGATCTGTTTCATAATTCCTTGGAAGTCTTCATTACCATCTTTATCCACCATACAGATTTCTCCATCTAGGATAAAGTCTCCACCTATCTTAGAAATTTCATCGGCAAGTTTACCTAGAGTTTCAAATTCTTTTCCGTTCCTTGAGAAGAATGTAACTGTGTTCATTTCCTTACGGCAGATACAACGGACGCCATCCAATTTTCTAGAACCGTACCATTCTCCACTTTGAAAATCCACTCTGTTTGGGTTGTAGGCATTTGCCAAAGCCACCTTAAAGGTAGGAATAAGTTCTGGGTGGATTGCCTTATTGATAGAGGTAGTGCCACAGCCCATATTCAGATCCCGGTTAAGAATTGAATAAATAACGGTCTCCCATTCTGGCCATTCTTGAATGAAGCGGTTTACATTAGCAATTGCAGAGTGACCAGTACAGACCCGGTTTCTAAGATCGTCTAATAATGTGAAGATACTACCGTAAGTAAAGCGATGTCCTAGAAGATCCGAATTCTTTCTACAGTTCTTTGGGGTAACATTGTACTTATAGTAAGGATTGTAGGTATAGAAGAAAACCTTTTGAAGAAATTCTCTATCCTCATTCTCCTCAGAATTGTCAGCATATTTTTTGAGGGTTGCAATTTTATGATTCCCTGAAGAAGATGATTGCATTTCTTCTAGGAAGGATTGCAGATAATTGAGATTTGTGTATTCAGTCATATTCCGTTTAAATTTGTATATTATAAATATAATACAAATAATTGGGAATTGAAAATTTTTCTAGGACTTTTTTCAAAAAGTTATTAACAATTTTCAACTAAGTCTTTTATTCCATCCTTATACAAAACATCAAGTAAATGCAAATCTTTTTTAGCTTGGTTAAAGTTATGTATGATCGCAGGCATACAGGAATCATAATATTCTTTTGTCAATTTATTACTTGTTAAAATATCATAAATCTCATTAACGTTCTGAAAAAATATCATACCAGAAGTATCGTAATGTTCCCACTGTGGGTGGTGTTCCGTTGACCATATAATAGGAATGGTACCAGTTAAAAAACTATCATTGCATTTTTCTGTTATAATAAATGAATCTTCGTTGTCTATTACCACTTCATACATATAATCTTTTAAGCCATCGATCTTTTCTTTAGGATTATTAAATTCTATTAAGTTAGATCTATCGGCACTAACTAGGTTTCTTATTTCTTGTCTAAGAGTATGTCCAGTTAGACCAAAGTTCTTATGAGACCAAATAGCAGTAACTAACTTAGTTTTATTGTAAATTTTTTGATCATTTTCACTAATCCATGTTTCACCGCTTAGTTTATAGTATTTATGTTTTTTGTAACTATCACTCCACCTAAACATTGCAGGATAATGACTAAAGATAAGATCAAATATATCACCGTTATAATGTACCCATCTATAAAAATCTATCATTAACGGCTGCGGTTCAAGCATAACTAAAACATTATGTTTATGCCCTAATGATTTAACATACTCTCCTAGTTTTTGTGGGGTATTAATTGGGTGAGAAGGTATTCCATAATCAATAAAGATACCTAAGTCTACTTTTTCATTAGTAAAATCAATATACTTGCTTTCATGCTTATATGACCATGCTCTTTCTATTACTGATGGCCAATATAAATTTGCTTTAATCTTTTTATCCATTTTTCAGTTGATCTTGTATATCTTTTATCTTAGCACATCTTTCATAGTCTTCCTTTTCTTCAAAGTGTTTTAAGATTCTATCTAAACTATGGATCTTATGCTTAGCAGTTTTTTCATCGTAGTGCAATACTTGGTCAGGAAACATAGTGATTACATTGTAACATAAGATCATATAATGGTCCCAGTCTCCATGTTCAAGTTGAGCCAATAGGGCTTTTAGAAATTCATCATCATTAAATGCCATCTTGTATATCTTTCATTCTTTTAACTAACTCCTCTTGTTCTTCTGTTAAGCTTTGTGGTATATCAACTAAAACATTAACAAAGAAGTCACCATATACGTTAGGATTATGATAACTAGGAAAACCTTTACTTTTAATTCTTAGCATTGTTCCATTCCTTACACACTTAGGTATAGTATAGCTTATGGTTTTGTCAAATACTTTAATCTCGTCTTTCGTTCCTAGTAAAGCATCATAAAGATTTACGTGCTTTATTGTATGTAAGCCTTTTTGGTCCAGGTAAAAATTTGGATCATCTTGGATAAGAACAGTTAAGATAAGATCCCCGTTCTGCTCTTCTGTCATTCCTCTTTGGCCTAATCCTTTAAGCCTCATCTTTTGACCTGGCTTAACACCACGACTAATATTAACACTTACTGTTTTTGTACCTAGTCTTATTTCTCTCCTAGTACCTAAATAAGCTTCTTCTAATGTAATATAGACTTGAGCATTTACATTACCCCCTTTACCATTAAAGCCATACCTCTGATTGAACATATCAGAAAACCCACCACCGTTTGCATTCCTAACAAACTCATCAAAGAATGCATCGTCAAAACTGCTAAAAGGGTTTGAATTAAATCTTGCTTTTTTCTTAGGGTCAGTTAATACATCATAAGCCTCAGCTATATCTTTAAACTTAGACTCGTCACCACCTCTATCAGGGTGATGCTCTTTTGCTAATTGCCTATATGCTTTTTTAATATCTGCATCAGATGCATCTCTGCTAATTCCTAGTATTTGATAAGGATCTTTCATTTCCAAAATATCTGTACACAGACCAAAGCCATCGCTAAAAGTAGAGACACTATTGTTTTTAAGTTAATACCTTCACCTAGAAAAATGTAAGTGCATAAAGCAAAGACAACTATTCCACTTGAAAACCCAATAAACCTACCAGGCCAAAGCACCCCACCGAAATGGGTAACCACAGCTGCTGTTGCTTTAATAAAAATGTAACTAGCCAAAGTCCCAAATATGATTGAGATAGTCCATGGGTTTTCTTTAAACCAAGGCCACACAAATTGACCGTTAGATTGGAACCATATTAGACATTGTCCAATAAAGAAAAGAATAAATGCAAGTATTAAATTATTCATTAGTGTAATATTTGTAGCCGTCACGTTCTGCATGACTTAACCACATATCTAAGTCTTTGGCAGTTATCCAACTTGAGTTACTAAAATCATTATCTCCTTTTTTCTCTGACCTATAGATGTTCATAAACCATCTTTCATCAGGATCCTTTTTATCTATCTCCCACCAATACCACACTCTTTGCCAAGATCTAGGTTTCTTTAGGTAGCATTTTTTACCTTCATCTAAAGCTTTAAGAAATTCCTCCTTACTTATCGGACTGTCTTTCTTCATTGAGCTTTTTCATTTGTAATGTTTTAAGCTTTTCATCAAGCTTAAACTTCTTTTCTTCTAATAGGTTAGCCTTTTCCATCTGAGAACTAATCTTTTCCAAAACAGACACGAGTTTAGGAATATCCGATTCGTAGTATTTTCGGCCCATTGAGGTTCTAAAAAAATCTGACATAATAAGTTGTTTATTTTTATATGTTATTTCATGACTTAGTTTCATGAATATATAATCAAAATAACTATCATATGAAAAAAGTACCATTATTTGAAGATTTTGTACCGGTAGGATTTGGTGGAGATAATGCTGCATCGTTTTCTTTAGGCGGTGTAAACAATGTAGAGACCGGATATAACATGGATGCCATCGTAGGTCCTGTGGATCAATGCTGTAACCATGTAGCTGAACAGGCAAATATGTATGAGACAAATGATAACCCAGATCATACAGCAGAATCTTACATTAAAGAAGCCAAGAAACACATTAACGATAAGATTGATGAAGCATGTGAAAACTATAGTGCAACTAATGAAGGTACTATTAATGAAGGTACTGATATTGGTTCTTGGAATCAAGGTGGAGTTAGAGGTAACGAAAATGTTTTAGTAACTACTTTTGCTGGCCCTAAAGATATTGAAGATTTTGGATTAGGTAGAAAATGTATGCAAATAAATGTAGGGAGAAGCTATGTACAATTAAACCCAGCAGATATTGTAGAACTAAAAGAACTTCTTAAAAACTATAAAGTGTAATTATGAGCATACCTAAATTTAATGAATATGTAAACGAAGCAATGGTTCAGGTTGCTGGTGATAAGAAACCTGCAGGTGCAAAGATTTTAGCAAGTGAAATTGTTGATAAATTAGAAAGCGCAAAAATGCTTAAACCTGGTGCTAATATCAACGCTGTTAAAAACGCAGTACAAATGATCATCATGGATACAACATTTTAAGAGATGGCATTTAGAAGAATATCATATACAAACGGAGACCCATTAATCAACGAAAACTGGGCATACTACTTTTCTGAATCTTCTGAGGGTGCGGAGTATGAAATTTTATATGAAGATACCGCCAACACCTTAATTAATACAAACTCGGATTTAGTTCTAAATAAGTATCAAGATTTCTATAACTCACTATCACCCGGTTTAAGTGTTTTGTTAATTGGTTACGGTATTGGTAACCCGGTAGATACAATTGCAGCTAATGGTTGTACTCTAACAATCATGGAGAAATATCAAGCGGTGATAGATCTTGCAACACAGGATCTGAGACCTTATACGGTTCAAGTTACAGATCCCTATACTTTCAATTATGCAGGTGAACCTAGTGCATATGATATTATTCTTTGGGATTTTCTTGATTACCAAAACACAAGTACTCTATTACCGGTTACGGAAATGGAATATGCGTTAAGAGATAATGGTAAAATAGTAGCATGGTCAGCCGGTGGAACTAATGAAGTTAGAAGTATACAAGCAATACAAGCCACTGAAATTGCTAATGATCTAAACGGTCAAAACTATTTTAGATCATTTTCAAAAAATGCACTTGACATCTATACAAGAATCAAAACAAAACTAAAACAAAAAGGATGAGCATACCTAAATTTAATGAATACTTAACCGAAGCAGAAGACTATGAATTTAATCCTTCTGAGGCAGCCTCTAGGCTTAAGAAAAGAGAAAAGGAAAACATTCAAAGATATCGTGCAGCTCAAGATCGTGGGGATAACTTTGCAATTGAGTTGTATAGCCTCAAGGTTAAGCTAGATAAAATGGACCTTGAAAGACTTAAGGTTCAAACTGCAATACATGATCTTAAAAACAAATACGGCAAATAATGGATAATCAAGAAAGAGACGATTTAAGTAAAATCCGCCACTATAAAGGAACAGTAAAAGACTTTAAGAATTACTGGGATGAAATGGCAGGTACAGAAACCAATGCATTTGGTACCCCTGAATACCAAGGCTTTAATGATGTACATCCAACTCGCGGTGCTAATGATAGTGAACACTGGAAAACTTCAAACGTAACAGAAGACACTGATATAGGTCATGTTGATAATGAACCCGGTATGTTAGCCAATGACCTTAGTGTAATTGAAAGATACGCCAAAGAACTAGGTGAAATGATGAATCAATTAGAAATGCAAGGTGAAGTAGATTTACCTCATTGGTGGCAATCAAAAGTTATCCTAGCCAAAGAATACTTAGTCAAGGCTAAACATTACTTAAGAGCTGAATTAGAGAAATAAAAAAAGGAACCGTAAGGTTCCTTTTTAGTTTAATTAAAGAGAGCCTTAAGGTTCTCTTTTTCAATTGTGGACTTCAGCACACTTACATAGTTAGGGGCTTCTGCATAACTCGCTCCTAGATATTCAAAATACTCTTCCTCAGAATTAATCTTACTTAAATACCTACATTGGTAAAATGCATAGTCATACACGGATTCCCTCCAATGATTATAGTATGCATGATTTCTGGAGGTGCCTTCAGCAGTAGTGATCCTACGTCTTGCTTGTTTCATACCAAAGAGATTATGGTTCTCTAAAAAGATATGACTTTTCCAGCGACCGGTTTCAACAATTGACTGTGCCATAACTATGTGTGGGTATTGTACATTAAGATCTTTTAACATCTGTGTAAAAGATTTAACGCTAAAGCTATCCACTTCCGCAATAATAATTTCAACCTCACCCTCTCGCAATTGTTCAACTACAACTTCTTTTGCTCTTGCTTTGCCAATGAGATACCCGGTGAATCCCATCAAAATTAAAACACTTATTAGGTAAAGTGTCCATGTCTTTAAACAAACCTCATCAAATAGAAGCTTGTCTTTATTGTATTTAAATAACATAACTTATTCTTTTTCTTCAGTAAATACCCAGATTAATAAATATGCCCAAAACGATCCTGCAACAAATAGGAATAAAATCCTCCATAGAATAGATGGGATTCCACTCCATTCACCTAACCCTGTGCATACACCACCAATGTACCCTTTTCCTCTATACAGTTTCTTGTTTATCATTTGTAAGTTCTTTAAAAAACTTTGTTATTTTGTTGTCATTATAAAAGCAATCGGCATCTGTTGCCAAAATGCTATCATGTACGGTTGGGCTAATATCATATAAGGCATTCATATATGATTGACCTTCTCTTAACCCATGACCTACGTATCGGTTTTTATAAACCTCAAGTAGTCTCAACTGTTGTTTGGTAAGCTTTGCCATAATTAAAAATCACCAGGTGCAACTTGAAAACAAGATAGACCGTTATCTCTCCACATATCCACTACTTTTTGCCTATCATCAAACACACAAAAAATCCTGTCTTTTTTATCTCCAGGAAACAGATCATCCAACCACATCTTCTTTAGCTTGTCATCGGCCATAAATTTGAAGTTACCACCAGTAGGTCTCATCTTAAGAACACTAAATGGTACTTTAAATTGATTAAGCCAATCCTTAGTGGCATCTTTGGTAGCTTTACTCCTACCAGAAAAGATTACAATCTGAAAGCCTTTGTCATGGAGTGCCTGTGCAGTTGCAATAACAGGTACATTAGGCTGGTCCATACTGATGTTAGCAGGATCAAAAAATTTATCCCAATCCATTTTTCCATTGTCCTTAGTAGAAAAACTTCTCCGAGTATCAATATCAGCAAGAGTTCCGTCAAGGTCAAAAATTACAATGTCTTTATCCATAATAGAATTTGTTTATAGTTTAAATATAATACAAATAATTGGGATCTGAAAACTTTTTATGAATTTTTTTCTTGTTCGGATCTAAGCTTCTGTTTGTAAATAGCCTTAAGCTTTTGTTTTCTTTTAACGGATGAAGGCTTTTCATATTCCTTCCTATCTCTAATTGACTGTACCTGTTTAATTCTCTTAGTCTTACGCTTATACCGTTTAAGCATTGTATCAATAGAGTCTTTTTCGTTTCTTTTAATTATTATCATACTTTATATATTATACTTTAAGTCATTTGTGTAATATAGTTTTTTCAATCCTTCATTAAAAATTAAAACATTCCAACTCACGCTGCTTGAAGCACTTAAAAATATAGGACATTTACTTCCTATTAAAATATCAACATATGTATCAAACCAGTATTTAGGATTAAGTATAAGAGTACACTGTTCCTTATAAAAACCATCTTCATCATCAATAGTACCTAACAGGCAATTATCATAATTAACAACCGGAATATCAAAATAAGATTTAAATTCTTCTACTAAATTTTCATTTTCACCCATTGCAAATATTTTGTTAATGTTAGGGTTTTCTTTTAATATATGTTTTGCGCAATTAACATAATCATCCATTGTATTTGCTCTATCGCGAATTCCAGTATACTTACTATTCTTGGTCATATCACTAAGACGAATATGCACAGCTAAAGTATTTTCATCAATGCTTAGTTTAATGATCTGATCTTTTACTTCCTTTACTAATTTTTTTGACCAAGGAAAATATTTCTTTTGTGTATTTCTTAGATTAGAATACATCTCATACTTAGTTATATCCATTCCAGTATACATAGGTAAATTATCAAAACCACCTAAACCAATATCAGCTATTGTAGTAATATCTTCGGATGACTGGTCTAAAAAAGAACTCCACCAATTATCTAAGCTTTCCCATTCGGAATCAGAAATCTGAGGCATGTTAAGATTATTGAAATTAGTACGAGAAATATCCCTTACACCATCGTTCTTAACAAGATAAAAAGAATCATATTTATTGAACTTATCTCTATTAGAAAGAATGTTATAAAGTACTAATATAAACTGTGTACTTAATCCTACTATATGAGTTTGATTTAATCCTAGCTTCATTTTAATTTATTAATTTAATTTGTCGGGATGGCAGGATTCGAACCTGCGATCTCCTGGTCCCAAACCAGGCGCCGTAACCAGACTAGGCCACATCCCGTATGTTGTCCCTGCAGGGCTCGAACCTACACTCTTCTGAACCAAAATCAGACGTGTTGCCAATTACACCAAGGGACAAGGTACTGTTCACGGTTTGTTATTTATTGAATTTAACTAGGAGGTTTCCTATAGTAGCATCAACCTTCTCTAGTCTTATATTGATTTTGTTTTCAAATTTATCAAGTCGTGAATCCATCATACTTACAATTTCACTGGCTTCTCCTTGGAAGTCGCGTTCTAATTGATCCATTCTATCATGCAACTCATCGTGCATTTTTCCTAGTTCATCATTTACATCATCTGCTATTTCATTGATGTGATCCGTGAGATCTCTCTCAACCAAGCTTAAAGCTGAAACTTTGTTCCAAACCTTAACAACACCCACAACCCCAATGATGACTAGGACCGTAAGTATACCTAAAGTAAAATAAAGTGTTTCCATATTTCTTTTGTTTTGTTTTAATTTTATGATGTGAACAGCACCATTTATTATTATATGTAATTTCTTAGTATTGTTTACAGACTAAAAAAGACCGGATAAACCGGTCTTAACCTAAGAGAATAGAATCTCAAAGGATTAGGAATTTTTCACAACTGAACCAGAAGGTACCTCAGTATTAGCAGGAATAGTAACACCCTCGTACACGGTTACATTATCTCCAATAGTTACACCATCCTCAATGGTACAATTAATATCAATGACCGAATTAGCTCCAATGTAAACTTGGTCACCAATTCTAGTTCCTGGTCTAACCAAAGAGCAGCATCCTACAACTAACCCTTTACCAACCACTGAGCCATCTAAAGTTTTACACCCATCAAAGAGTGTATGAAATAATGAACCATTAAGTACCGTGTTAGCTACAGTAAGTCGGTCATTACCATCCTCTAACGCAATAACCCAAGGCATATCAGCAGGTGCCTGATCATAATCTGTAGAATCATATTGAGCATAATCTCCCTTAGGAAGAAGCTGTGTAATTTTCTTGGCCCATTCGCCAGTACCATAAATGTTTATCATATCTTTAATTGATTTGATTTATATATTTACTTGGAGCGGAAGACGGGGTTCGAACCCGCGACCTATAGCTTGGAAGGCTATCGCTCTACCAACTGAGCTACTTCCGCAAATGCAGGATATCGCTTAACCTGCGGTGAGTGTACCTTTCACCTTGTTCCCTTGCGGTACTACGATTTTTTAATGTGAACCAGACAGGATTCGAACCTGTGACCGTCTGCTTAGAAGGCAGATGCTCTATCCAACTGAGCTACTGGTCCATGATAGAGGAAAGGGCTTCGGGTCTTTCGGGGTTCCTGGTTTGTTGGCTTTACTATGAACCCTTTTTCAATGGTACCAACCTAACAGCTTCACTACCCTTTCCAAGTTATTTAATCCAATGTACCTTCACACCATTCTTCATAGAAGGCGTCATGGATTGGATTATCATCTTCAAGACTTTCCCAACCGTCGTCGGTAAGAACATAGAAGTCTGTTCCTTTAGGCGTTTCAGCTACTCGGAAGGTTAGCTCTTCACCATCATCAGTACGAATATCATACTCTTTAGTGGTTGCCCACCAAACTTCTTTTGATTCTAAAACTTCAATATTCATTGGCATTTCGTATTCATGAGTTTCTTTAACCTCAATAGTCATTATTAGATAGGCTTAATATCTTCAGCACTGGCCTGGAAGTCATAATAACGTTCTCCGCAGATTGCATCTTTATAGTTTTTCCAGTTACCAGGACGAAGCCAGTATTTATTGTTATGGCTGCTATATGAAAGGATAACTCCTTCTTTCCAAGTATCCCTGAATACAGGAAGTACTTCTCCGTTACGGTCAGTCTTACCTTCAGGATGTGGAACGATTGCCATTTTCTTAAGGTACATTACCTTCTCTCCAGATTTAAATTGTGTTTCTGTCATAATAGTTATTTAAAAGATTAGTACCGCTGGCCGGATTCGAACCGGCACTCACCGTTCGGCGAAAGGGATTTTAAGTCCCTCGTGTCTACCAATTTCACCACAGCGGCATTCATTATTATTTACTGCTTTTAGTTTGTACACCTGAGTTAAACATTAGGCTTGCCAAAAGGTTAATACCTAAAGCCTGTAAAAAGGTGATTTCATTGATAGGATTTACTGCAGGTACTAAACATGAGTTCCACAGTAATTGAACAGGCCACGCCATAATGAGGGCCAATAAGACTGCACCTATTAGTAGAAGAAATGCAGTTCCAAGGGGAGCGAATACTTTATCCATTTTTTAATTTGTTTGTTACAGTATAATTATAACAGGTAGAATAGTTTTCTGAAAGAGTTTTAGTCGTCATCTTTAAAAAACATTCCCCAAATGAAAACTAATACAAAGAAAGGCCATAGGAAAATCCACATAATCCTTTCTCCTACTGAAGGAGGTTCCATTTCCATCCGTGAATAAATGTTCTCAAAAGAAAAGGCACAGGCTATTCCAACTAGGAAATATAGCATGGCTATTTGGATGAGGTTCATACTTGAGCTAATTCTTTAATTTGTGCATCACTAAGGCTACCAATCTTCTTACCTTTAACCTCGCCATTTTCCATATAGACCGTAGTAGGAATAGATCTGATTCCATACTTTTGAGCCAATTCAGTTTCTTGGTCTACATTTACAAAGACTACCTCTACTTCGGATTGTTCTTCTGCGAATTTTTCCATTCTAGGTTTCATCATTTTACATGGTCCGCACCATGATGCCCAAAAGTCAACTAATACCCGTGGGCCATTTAAATCTTCTTGTGTCATTTTATCTTAATTAGGATTTTCTGTATTTCTTAGCTTAAACCAATTTGTGATGCCTAAAGTAAGGGCTGTTAAAACTAAAGTGGATCCTATGTAAATAAGACCAGTCCATGCACCTAAAACATCGCCATGGTTTAAAACCTGTATTGTAACTAACCCGATAGTAGTGAACCATACAAAAGGCCAAACAAACAAAGGTACACGGTTAACTTTGTTTTCAATCTTTAAAACCTTTTCATCATGTACTACTCTACTTAAAGCATCTTGCAAATCTTTACCATAAGCAGGTATCTTTTCAATTGTACCGTCAGCGTTCTTAACGGTGATTTCATATTTTAACCAACCATCAAAGGTTTTGCTTTCCTTACGGACTTCTGCGTGAATGGCTTTCCTTTTAGCCTTGTTCTTTTTCATTACTTATATTTGATTTATTATTATATGGAGGAACCTTTTTTGGTTTAAAATAAAAAGAGCTCCCTGTAGGAATCGAACCCACAACCTCCTGAGTACAAATCAGGCGCTCTAGCCAAATTGAGCTAAGGGAGCTTTGGAGTCGTTTTTAAAGGACGCCGCCGGTACTCGTCAGTACTTTAACGGTTTTAAACGACCAAACCTTTTTACCTCACACACGAGTTGTAGGGATGACGGGACTTGAACCCATGACCTTGACTGTATAAGAGTCCTGCTCTAACCAACTGAGCTACATCCCCAGATTGATAGCACCTATAGTTTATGTAGAGGTGCAGAACTCGAAAGTATGTGTGAGTTTATTCCGTGACCATTTCCTCGGTAGGCATATAGACTACTTCCACCGAAGAATCAAGGAATGTCGTTCCATCTCCATTATCGCACTTTGTAAGAGTACCCTTTTGTTCCATCACCTTAAGCGGTATGGGTCCAAGCGGAGTAGAGATAGTAAACACGGAGCCAGGGAAGAGTTTCCAAAGCTTATAACGGTTACCCTTAACGGGGTCTTTAGCCATCCAGTCATTCAAGTTTCTTGACATGGTTTGTAAAATTAAAAGGTTTGTAAAAAAGAGTTGAGTTTATTCTAAGTATTCCGAATTTCAGCACATTTTTCTAGTGGCGGTCGCACATTGCAGCACATAGTTCACTAGTTACGGTAGAAGCCACTGTACCCAGTCAGCCTCGTAGACGTTTCCGATTGCCAGGATGATCCCCCAGACCAGTGTAGCACCTAAGCCAACACATACCGTGTTCATCAAAAACCATATAGCCTTTTCTGTTAGCTTTTTAGTCTTCATATTCACCATTCCATTTAAATACATTGCCGTAGTTAGATTTATTATTATATACATCCATTACCTAATAGTTTCAGTCCCTCTTAGTAAACGTAGGACAATCCTTTTCTATAACAAAGGCCGTGAAGGTCCGTCCGGGTCCCTCTTGTGGTTGGTTACCGAGAGCCGTAATGAAAGACCCGTTAGCGAAACCGAGAGGGGTAGCAGGACCAGAGTACCATGCGTGTAGTCCGTCTTCCTCGTACTGTCCCTGGGTCGCGCCGCACTGGCAGGTTTTGGGAGAGTCTACGAATAACCGGAAGGTATCGTTGCAAGAGTTACAGAATAAGAGTTTCATGTTAGTCGTTTGAGATCATCTTAGTAGCCAAGTGGACCAGAGTTAGGATTAGGACACACCCGGCAATGGTTACTATACCGGTACTGATCGCGGCTAGGGAATCCGCGATGGAGGCGAGGGCCTCGGCTTGGTTTGTATGATTACTTAAGAATGTAGTCATGTTATTAGTATTTGTTAATTACAGTATAACTATAACAAGTGGACCTCCATTCTGAAAGTTTCTGGACAAGGATTTTTTACAGGACAGAAATTTTTCCAGACTAGACATGACCCTACTAGACTTTGAGTTACTGGTCACATTCCAGAAGTATGCAAAATTTCCGGCTGGAATTTTTATATGGGCCCAAACTCATGAGCCCGGTGGCACCTCCAGATGACATGCGAAAAATACCCTTGAAGGGAATAATTCTCTGGCCTTACTTTGAGC